AAATGTCAAGATCAGCAAATCCAAACGTATCAGGTGATGCAATGATTGTCAAAGGCTGAATAACTCCGTTTATTGTTAAGCGTCCTTCAAAATAATAACCACCCTTTAAAGTATTATCATTCATATAATCCACATTCATTGTAGCAACCCAGGGAATGTCAGTCAGTATTGTAGTCGGTGATGAAGTGGTTATCGTGCCTGTGTACATTGAATTATTAAATAAATCATGAACTGAAATACTATCTGTATCATTTCCCGAGAAACCTATAACAGTCAGTTCTAGAAATCCTCCATTGTTTGCACCACTTGCCAGCCAGTCACGTCTTAACAGTCGAAAGATATTTGGACTTTCCGTTGCGAGCCAGTACGAATACACATCGGGAGCGGAATGAGTTTTACATGCGGGATCGCTTATAAGAGTTATCATATCACTTGCATTGTAATTTTACTAATCTGATCACCAAACTTTTTGTAAATCTTATCGATTGTCTCTTTCCTAACAGTTGTATAGACATCAACAAATGTCTTATTACGAAATTGTTTATTACCCCATTTGTTAATATAGTAAGTCATATACTTCGCTTCTCTGATCCTCTGTTCAGGTTTTGTTGATTTAAACATATTACGTTGTTCCATCCATGAGTAAATCTTTTTGTACAAACCTGTATCAACATTGCTTTTGCGTGGACCGCGACCATGTTCTAAAACTCCGAGCCAGTAAGGAACAAGAATACCATCATGTAACTCAGTTATCTCTACTTCAAACATTCGCATTATTGACTCACTGATCTTATTACCAGAGTAGGAATTACGATTGCCAATAAGTTTGACCATTTCTTCCAATTCGGGCTTTAAGTCAATGCCTGTCATCTTGTTTCCCCCGTATTTTTGTTATTAATTAAAACTTTAGTTATAAGCATGGATCTTTAAGTTTGTTTTCAAGAAAGGTTAAATCAATCGACATTGACCAACCAATGACATTAGCATCATATTTTGTCTCAAATACCTTTGTTATATTGACCGGTTTGATCTGTTTGTATATCCCAGCATCGATCAGGTAAAGAATGATCTTATCACAAACTTTATCGAGTGCTATAAATATCGCCTCGTTATTATCTGCCGAGTCCTCAAGTCGTGCCTGGTGAAGTATCTCAATGGTCATATTAGGATAATGCTCAAGAATAGCATTTGCCTTAACTTCTTTCACAAATGAGTTAGGTTGAATAATCAGGCCAACAATATCATGTTGTAGACTTTGATCAGTTTTAAGATTTGCCAACTGATTTGATTCATACAAAATTAAGGTACATCCACTATTTGCAAGTATGGTCTTTAATTCATTAGTGATCATGTTTTAAAGTTTAAATTAGCAAATTCACCATAATGTTTTAATGCAGCTATATCGCGTTTTATTGCTGCATCTTCTTTATTTACAAAAGTTCCTAATGTAATTTGTTTGCCATTTACACGAATATATGATTGTATTTCTTTCATCTGAATTTATGTTTTGATTCCTGTTCTGCTCTTTGAAGTTCTATATATCTTTCCTGATACAAATTTTGTTCCTTTGCCAACATGAATCTGACTAAGCACTCGTTATATGGTGTTAGTAATACTGCTGGTATGTCGCATTTTAAGACATCACTTAAAAAGTCAAGTGCAGTTAATTCAGAATAAACGTTGAGTTTTTCTATCCCGGCAGCCTTCTCCATCTTACTCGGTTCTCGATATAAGAGCTTGTGTTCCCGCTCTGCCAATTCGCCTACTAATGACATTAAATGCATAGCGATCGGATATAGATATTTGACCTTGCAATTTAATACATATTTTCCAAACAATAACGCATTATCCTCATCAAATTTACAATTCATTGATAATGAGTAGTAATAGCCACATACAACACGAAGGATCGAACCAAAGTCATTATCCTCATGTCTGGTCATGTAAAGTCGTTGTCCGTAACATAAATTATCAGTAAGTTCTTTCAGATCCTTTGGGATGGGATGTTTCTTTTTTTTGATCTCGAAATATTCCGGGACTGGTAGTTTAATTAACCCATCAGACAACCCGATGTATAACGATAGATTATCGAGCATATCATGAAGAGTCAGTTTATTTATCGGTATCATGACCATCTTTGATGTGATTCTTTATTTGGTAGTGCCTCGAAATACATTCTCATAATAAAAACATCCAGCCAATCTGGCGATCGCCCGATATTCTCTTTAATCTTCTCTTTGGGCATTATTCTTAATTTACCGTCCTTATCTGAATCAAATGTCTTTAGCATTCCTAATTCCTGTTTTATCATCTCAATTTCTTTATTAGGAAGATCGCATGATATATATATTTGATTTGCTAATTCAGCAAGTTTATAACCGCATTCAGATTTTAAGTTCTGGTAATTTGAGTTACTTGGCTTTGAGTTATTGACAAATCCTTTACATCTCAATTCATCCACAACTCCACCGCCAATCCCGTCTTCATCGCATATAATATCAGACAATTGTACTTTGTGTTTATACCTTAAGGCATTGATTGCATTCTTAATTTCAACAGTTGACGAAATATCAAAGATTATAAATTCAATCATCCAAAATCCCTCCCATACTGTTATAACAGCTCGGTCAGATCCATACCTGGCAATATCTGATACTATTTTCTTGTGTCCTTTCTCAGCATAGATATTTGAAAACATATTACAAATTGTCTCAAAATCTATCAATGTATTTGGGTCATCGTCATATTCCCAGTTGCCATACATTAATCGCTCTTTTGTTGATTTGTCTTTTATTCCTTCCAGTTGTATTTTGTATTCGCTGGCCGTATGTGGGTTCTCATTATAAAGACTTTGTACGAATTTTATATTAGTTGGTAATGTACCATTTTTAGATGGGAGATAAAATGTTGAATATGTCCAGTTCTTTTTAGGATTCCCGGTCAATGCCATTGTAGGGCGAATGCCAAAGTCTCTATTTAGATGTCTTCCTATTCTTGTTTTTAAAACATCATAAGCGAGAAAATGAATCTCTCCTGTTTCTTCAATCGCTCCATCGGAATATTCCAAAGAACCAAATCGCTCATAAAGAGGATCGCTAGGTAAATACTTAACATCTAAAAGATCAATCCTCGACCCGTTTGTAAATTCAATATAGTTATATTGTCCATTTAAGCTCCAATCATTTCTAGGTATGTTGTAATATTGACAAACCTTACACCATGTTAAATAAGTGGATGCCATGAGTCTTTTTAGTTCCTCTCGTGCAATGAATGATTTATAACCTGGATATAGATAAGAATGAATTAAGCGCGTTTCACATAACCACCAGGACTTACCTCCTCCGGCACCTCCACCAAAAAATACTTCATCATGAGTTTTTAATGCCTCCCAGGCAAGATGTTGTTTAAATGTTGGGCTTATTCTTATCTTCATTGGGAATGATATACTCTATTCCTGTTACTACCATTTGACCTGAATGTTTTATCTCTTGCATTGACAAAGACCGTCTTTCTTCTTCAGTACAAATCAATTTATAAAGTGCAATAAGTTCCGCTGCTTTATCTCCCTTTAATAGCTTTCCCCTTATCTCAACTTTAGTTTCAACTTTATTTATTTCAAGCAATTCTTTTAATGTGTTCAGTTCGTTAGATTCTGGAGGAAAAAATTCATAAAATGTAGGTTTGGCACAAGGGAGATAAGCGACAATATCTTCGATAAAATAAAGTCCGTACTTTTTTATAACGGATTTGCTTTGTTCAAATATTTTCGTTTTATTATATGCCATGATTTAATAAGGTAACTTTCTGTTATAAACTCTGTTTAATCTATAAATCGTATCTGAACATACATTATATTCAACTGCCAGTTCACGGTATTTATAATTGCCTGTTTTACATTTTAACAATATCTCATCAATTTGTAACTGATTTAGTTTTGCATTCGGATTATTTTCTCCCTTGAGTCGTGCGGCATTTTTGCCTCTATTAATAAATTGATGTTTTCTTGCTTTTTCTCGTCTCTCTTCCGTCCATGCTAATTTCATTTTTAACTTATTTTCTTCAGAATGATGCTTATGATAAAACCCATTCTTTTCTCCTTTTGAATTTGCTTTTCGATATTCACTAAATCGCTTTATAGTTTCTTCACTCCAAGCCCCTTTTACTCCAAGAGTATTACCAGCTACCTTGCAAATATTAAAATAAGGATCAAGAGCGTCTATGTACGACTGTTCGTGAATTAATAGATTTTCTTTTGGACATTCAAATATTGTTGAGAATATTAAATCATATTCTCCGTATTTATTATAATGATTTTGTAATTTAATTGAATGATGTTTATTTCTACGAAGTTTTTTTAAATGTTCATATCTTCTATTATCAATATTTACTGCCGATCCTATATAGATTTTTTCAGGATGAATACTTGATTGTATCTTATAAATACCCGAAGATTGCATTTTGCAAATTTACAACACTTATTTTTCATTTATCACATTTTCACAATAATATTTCCATACTTCGTCTATTGACCATTCTTTGTCTGCATTACCTTTGCGATAGGTTATCCGAGGTTTAGTTTTATCAATACCCTGGAATACTGTGTCAAATGGCGATTTTGGATCGTGTAGCCACAGAATAAATGCTTTTGTTTTATCGTCCATGTTATTTAATTGTTTTCACCTTTGTCTATTTAATTTTACTTTGGCAACACAATGATTCCAAATTTTCGTTTAACCATGCGTCTTATTGCCCTTTCGGTAAATTTTTCCTTTCTTGATTTATCAATAAATTTTCTGATTTCCGATGTCATTTCATTCGACATATCAATCTGGTTTTCGGAAACAATCTTCTTTGCCTCAATTAAGGGTTCTCTATCTTTTGTCCTCTGGTGATTCTCCAAAAGTTCCTCAAGTCGTTTTAAATCATCAGTATTTTGTCCCGGCATAAATTGTACTGGTTTGCCGTCTTCAAATAGTTTGTTAAAATTACTGTCGTTCATTTTGTCTTAGTATTAGTTATTAACTCTGGTTATCAAATCTTACCGTCTCTCATTGCTTTTGCACCCTCAATTAGCATATCACCATAACCATATTCACTTGAATCATATTTATTACAAAAATTTGCAGCCCAATTTTCAATTTCCTCATCAGTTACTCTCAATCCTTCGTCTGTGACTTCATTTGATTTGAATTGCTTTAACCATGTTGTAGTTTTATATGATGCTAATTTTAGCCAGTCAATAGCTTTGCTTTTCCCGTGTATTCGCTCCTCGTTTTGAAATATATAATAAATGCTCTTCCCAATATCAGCCGTCACCTTGTCTTTAAGCTTTCCAGGCTCGGATGATTCAAGAACGGATAACACCTCGTTTAAAGCTATAATCATTCCAGTCGCTTCAATATAATGTTCATTAGGAAACTGCCAATTAGACTGATTATTAATAGCAGTTTCTTTTAATTGTTTGACTTTCTCAATAATTAGTTTGTCGTTCATAGTGTTTAGTTTTACCAAATATCACCTCTGGCTCAAATTCGTCCTGGGAAAGTAACTCATCCGATAATCGTTTGTAATTCAAAAAGAAGTCAGTCTTTACCTTATTGACCTTTTCGCCATTGTCCCATTTTTCAAGTTGTTTAATTAAAGATAGCAATTCATTCATCCGCTTCTCGGTAGGTTCCAGACTAAGTATAAATTGAACTCTCATAAACATAATCTCAAATAGTTTATCATGTTCCGCAGCTTTAACTTCAAGTTCTGCTATAATCCAGGCACTAACAATGAGTGCCATAATTCCAAAAATTACAATAGTTAAGAGTGTCATAATATTGATTTATAATTTAACATTCCCATATTCAATAGCTTCTTGTTTAGTCACGAAAAAATGAATACCATGTGAGCAGTCTTCTTTAAAATCATCATCATAAGAATCAGGTTTTACAATTGCGCCAGTTTCATAAATCAAATTTGAATCTCGCATACCAAATGCTTTTAATATTTGATTTCCTTCCAAATCCCACATACCAATAACTCTTATAAATTCTGCACGACATTTACGATTCTTAATATTTGAAGTCCGTTTTGCTTCGTTCGGAATTTCAATCATCGCGATAGCATTCTTACATTTTTTCCATGCAATAAAAGACCCTTGCTCTGGTATTATCCAAAAGGATTTTTTATGATCATCTAATTCTTTGCCTTTAGCGCCTCGCAAATTAGCGCCTCGCAAATTAGCGCCTTGCAAATTAGCGCCTCGCAAATTAGCGTCTTGCAAATTAGCGCCTCGCAAGTCTGCGTCTGTCAAGTCTGCGCCTCTCAAGTCTGCGCCTCTCAAGTCTGCGCCTTGCAAATTAGCGCCTTGCAAATTAGCGCCTCGCAAATTAGCGCCTCGCAAATTAGCGTCTTGCTTCACGGCTTCGATTAATGTATCTTTTAAAGTATTATCCTCTTTTTCAAATTCAAAGAGTAACATACCCGCAACAGATCTAATTTCGATTTTTATTTTCATAGTTTTATAGTTTAGATTTTATTCTATTAATTTTTTAATTTTATTCCAATAAATATCTGTCATCTTGCCACTGCCATTCCAGTTCCTTGCAGTCTTTTCATAATCGCCCACGCAGTAGTACATAAAAATCTGTTTTGATAATCGAGGACTAAAACAATCCATTAACTGATAATTCTTGCGAGTGTGTTTGTTATAGTCGTCCAGTCGGATTTGTTGTACCTGGCTAATACCTACACTTGGTAAACCGTTAGAATCAATAGTAAATGCAAGCGAATCGTTGTTAGATTCCAGTTTACATATTGCCTTCCATAGTTTCTCATAAGGTTTTAGTGGCTCAATCTTTGCAATAAATAGACTCTTTGCAGAAGGAGCCAATAGCTTCATTGAAAGAAGTAAAAGAAAAATCATTAGTAGTAGTTTCATAATTTCAGGTTTTAGTAAACAACTTTTTCCCAGTAATGACCGGCTTTTGTTTTCCAGTGTTTCTTCATAGCATCAAAAATAACATCAGGTACTGTATGCGCACATCTTGCAGCCTGCGCAACACTTTCATATTGTGCAATACGATTATGATTCTCGTCACGCTGAATAACAGGAGTCTTCTTTTTGCTATACCGTGCGTAAACATCTTTACGACCTGCATCAAAACCAACTCCAAACATGTAATGAAGATACTTTTTGATTAAGTTCTCATGCTCCTCAAGTAAGTCAATCTCTTGCTTAATCTCAATCATCATTAACCGAACTGCCAAATCTTGCTCCATTATACTTTCTGATAAAGTGATTCTGCACGTTCTGCACCAAGAATGTAGTTTAACTTTCCTTCGGCTTTTAGCACCCGAAGTTTCCGTAACGGCGTGTCAGTATGTATATACTTTCTTCTCGTTGCCAATTTAACAAGTTTTACTAAATCATTTCCTCTGAATATTTCAGGAAGGAAAGGGAACTGCTGAAGTACCGCTTGCTTTATTGTAGGATTTGATTTTGCTTTCATAACCTATTTATTTCCGTAATTCATTACATATTCCTTTGCTTCAATGTTACTTACATATTTCCCATCCCAATCAAGATATACTGTTCCATCTTCGCAAAGATCAATTAAAGAACAAATAATTTCTTTTTGCCTTGGAGTGTCCTGTTGTGCCATTGCGCTAAAAGATGATCCAATTTGCCTGTATTCTTTTAGTAGCTTTCCACCCTCTTCAGAATCACTAAAGTCCCATGCTTTTAAGGTTCCCCATTTTAGGGTTAATGAATTTGTATTTTCCATAACTTTTTTATGTAAAGTACTATTGAATTATTTAAATTAAACCTGTCAAAAGTCATGTTTTACGAAAATCTTTGCCTTTCATGGTAATAAAATTGAATAAAGCATACATTTAACTCTATTTTCCTGGTAATACAACTTACTGCATTTGTCTCTTTTTTCTTTATTTTTCTTTGCGTATTCAATATCGTAGAGTCTCTTTTCTTCTTTATTCACACTCATTATTTAGACTTTATTTTATACTTTGCAATGTCGTTTATATGAATCCAAACAGCTTCCGGCAATCCTTCAAGTTCAATTCTTTGGTAACGGCTAAAAGCATTCGGATCACCGTCTTCGACCATTGCGACAATCTCAGGATATTTATGAACCTTAATCTTTTTATCCCAAGAAATGAATTGAGCTATTGTTGGAGTCGGGTAAACACAAGTGTCAATAACATTCGTAATTGAGTCCATTAATCTTTCATCAGTAAATTTATTGGCTTTTATCCGATCTTTAAATATTTCATAAAAACTAATCGGTAAGGAAGGAAATGATTTCTGAATAATAGAAACTCCTTCAATTAATTTTTGAGTTGTTAATTGTCCCTTATAGAGACTAATTTCACTTACTGATTGATTCTGTTCTAGCAATGAGTTCTTGAAGTTGTTCAGGAGTTGCTCCGCCTTTACTATTTGTCCGTTCTGTTCCATTGTTTCTAAGTTTAAAAAATCCTTTCCATCCGTTTGCTATTGATTGTTCAATTATTTTAATTGCCAGATCTTCATTATTGCCCGACAATTCTATGAGTTCTTTTTTAGCTGATTGTTCTGAAACTTCGCTTTTGTATTTAAAATTAAATTCTGCTTTTTTAAATTCTTTCCATTTTAACCATTCAATATCAATTAAACTTCTATTTTCATTTATATCTTCAATTAGCTTTTGTTTAGGTTTACCATTAGGTTTACCATTAGGTTTTGCACTAGCTTTTTTAGGACGACCCCCTTTTTTACCGTTATCTTTGCGTGTTTCAATGAATTGCGCCCTTTTTTGCATTTCCTGTTCCATCCTATCATTAAAATAATTGCCGTCAGAATCCTTTTGCAGTTTCTTTAAAACATCAACCGAGACAGAACCTAATGATAACCTAATGGTTTTTTCTGATAAATGACCAAGTTGATGTTGAAGACAAAGTATTGTTATATATTGTCCTCGTTCTTCCATTGTTAGGCAAGTGCATCCATTCAGAAAGTCACCAGTATAAAATAATATTGCCGGGTCTTTACTCATAATAAAAGAAAGCCACCCGACAAGAAAAATCCTCGCAGTTGGTACGAGCAACTTTTGAGGACATCCCTGCCGGGGGCAGTATTGTTAAGAAGATTTGAAACGATTTTCATAATACTCGTACTATTATTAGACATCAAACTTACGAATTAAAAACCAGAAAACAAAATTTATTTCAAAAATAAACCAGCCTTATCATAAAGTCGTTTATTTGCTATATCACAATATTCTGTAATCATTTCAGATAGTATATAATTAAGTCCTTCATTTATTGCAGAACAACCTGAGGTGCCGGAACCTCCAAACGGATCATAAGTTGTACCGCCCTTTGGTGTTACAAGCCTCTGCAGGTATTGAATGAGTTTTATAGGCTTAACAGTCGGGTGAAAATTGTTTTTATTTGTATTAGATCTATTACGGGGGTTGGCGCCGCCGGTACCGTCCGTCTTAACTCGATCGGATTCTCTGACTTTATCAAACTGATATAAGCCTTCATTCCTTTCTCCTGAGTAAGCCTTTGCAATATAAAAGAATCGGGAAGCCCCGCCTTTATCATCATAAAACGTATCGCCGTCGTCACCTCGAGAAGCATAATCTCCGTAAATACCTGATGATTTGCCGTTATGCCCTGACTTAACTTTTGCAAATGCTCCGGCATCTGGTGCCTGCTCGTCTAATAGATCTGCGGTAAAAGGATCGAGAATAATATTTGCAGGAAAGCGGCCACCCTTTAAATCATTATCCGTGGAATCATACATCTTTTCATTCCATTTCGATGTGTCAGGCCGCGCACCTTGTTTTACTAATTCATCTGTCATTGTTCCGACTCCCTTAACCAGCCCTCTTGATAGGATATTTTCTGTTTCAATCCTGCAACCATCAATATTTATCCCGCCGGTACCGTATTTCAAAACATTCTGAGCAACGGTCTTTTCTTCGATCGGTTTACGTGCTACACAAATAGGTTCGTGAGCGGGTTTTAAGGCAGTACCCCAGCCCTCAAATTCAGAGTTGCCTTTTGTAACCTGTAATTCAGGACTTCTTTCATCACATATAAATCCACCCCCGCCGCCCTTTTGTGCATGACCTGTTTTTAAAGGCCCCGTTCCGGCTGGCATTTTTTTTATTAATTCTCTTTCATTGCCCTGTAGCTTATCAACCTCTTTGCCAATATTTAATGATTTCGGGAAACCTTGTCCATATATCCACATAATAGAATCCCTTATTTCAAATCCCGCATCTTCAATGGCGCAAACCATACGGTGTGATGTTCTGGTACCGCCAAAGGCAAGAAGGTACCCGCCGGGCTTTAATACCCTTAAACATTCCTTCCAGAGATCTACATTATAAGCAATACCGGAATTATCCCACTTCTTACCCATGAAACCCAATTCATAAGGTGGATCTGTTACGATTGAATCCACAAAATTATCAGGCATACGTTTCATTGTTTCCCTGCAATCTTCGTTATATACTTTATTCAATTCAAACATTCTGCAAGTAATTACTATTTTTCTATCTCCGCAATGATTTTAATCATGTAGGGAGTTATTTATTTTAAAAATCTATTACCGGACATAAAGTTAGTGACTTATAAGATTAGCTTTCAGGAAGTTAATATATTCCGATTTCATTTGTTGTACAAGTTCGTCCCAAAATTTGAAGTCCCATTCCGGGTGTTTTAACCGGTCTACTTTGGTTCCCTGATCAACTATTGAATGAAATTCAGGGTAAACAAGTCTGATGTTTTCGGGATTGAGTTTGAAAAGTGGAAATTTGCCTTTCGGGAGAATATGAGCGAAACAACTAAACCAAAGTCCGTCACTTCGTAGAATATAACTGTCAAGGTTTTCACCTGTGAATTGACACACATGCTTTCTTTCATCCCAAATTTTCTGAAACATTTCAAGTTCACCTTTGAATCCAAAATTCACATTTCGAACAACTGCCTTTACCGGATGGAACTGTTTGAATTTCCTCTCTGCCTGTTTCCTGAGATACTTTGAATCAGTTCTTAAAAACTGATGCCTCTGGCAATAGCCGTTACTAAAAACGGGATTCATACAGGTAGATTCGTGACAGGCTTTCATAACTTTGCAAGGAATTTTTTATATTCTTCTTCAATTGTATCAATTATACCAGTAAGCATATCTCCTTCAAAATACTCTCCGAGTACGTCTGAATAAATCCAGGGTAATTGATCCCTGATATAGTTTTCAAAGGTTTTCTGACTCATTCTGCCAAAGGATATACTTTCATACTCAATCATTGTTGTCCCGTCCTCAAAGCGCAGTATAACCTCAAATTTGCCCTTTAAATGTTTAAGGTATCTGTAAAAGTATTTCTTTATGACTTTTCTCTTAAACTCAGGAGGCATATAATCATAGATGTAATTAAGCAAACTCATAAAACAACGGTGAAATTTCAGATCACGGTTTGTCATTTCAAGAAAAGTAAATACTTCTCCTTTATGCGACTGTTCAAGAAGATCATGAGCGGTTTCGTTAAAGGGGGTCATCCCCCCTCCAACGTTTAACCACTCACTCAATCTTTCATAATCAGAATCACTCATGTTTTTCGCCGTCAGGGAAAATTGTTTCTTCTGGTTTTAGTTCTGCTTTCTTTTTGGTTTTCTCCTGATCTTTGACAATTACTGCGTCCGGTATTTCATCAAAGATATTTGCGTATTTATCTTCTTGCGGTTTTACGTCTGCCATTTCAGTTTCATAGTCGTGACTAATAGCTGCAATGAGTTGATCTGAGAAGTTTGTTTTTGGCAGAAGTTTAAATAGACGTTTTAATGTTGATTTCTTCCACATCTCATCTTCCCATGTTTCCCATGGAGAGAATTTACGGCCTTCTTCATTCTTGTAGCTCTCAGAGGTTGCACGAATCTTTTCAATTTCTTCCTTCCCTAATATCTCAAACTGAAAACCTCCATCACGTAGAAAAGCTATTGCATAGGCTCCAACCTTATCGCCTCTGTTTGAAAGTGCAGGCTGATGTTTGAAATACGGATCAGAACCACGCCTGAAATCATATTTATCATTGGCATAAATTACCCCTGCATCCACGTTCTTAACGGCTCCGGCATCGGTGAGTATCTTAATCATTCCCATGTAGGAAATATCAAGAATGCATTTTAAATCACCCTTAACCTTGCGGGGAACTAAATAGGCATACTTTAAAGCCGGGTTAAGTGTTATTCCTGTCAACGCAACATTGACAATAGCGTCCTTTACTGAGTTTGCATCGCACTTCATCAGGTAAGGATTGTTTGTAAGGATCTGAATAGCAAAACCGGCTTCACGATTGAAGTTCATTTTGTACTCGTTTGAAACTTCGAACTGTTTCTGAGCGGTGAAAACAAGTTGCTTGCTCTCTCTCTCTCTGACTGCAATTTGTTGATTGTTTTCCATAATTTTACTGAGTTAATTGTAATTGTTTAGAAATTATTGAATTACCACTATAATGGTCATAGTATGTTAAATCTTTGATTGCCCATGCCGGGAGTTTGAGTTCAAGTATGCCGTATTTGTTTTCACACCAAATCTGATAGCCTGGCCATTTATTATTATCTATGCAATATTTGTATAGCTGCAGCAGCATTTCATATTCAAAACGACCCTGTGAAATAAATTGTGGTGATGATTCAAAGATGTTAAAAGCATAAGGAGGTGTTTTTTCCTGCGCTATAAAGAAGAATGAATAAGGTCTGTTTTCTCCGTCAATTCGTTCCATTAGATCGGCATAAAATGCAGCCTGTATATGGTAACTCATTTCAGCAGCAGCCTTCTCAAATCCGTCCTTAGAGGCTTTCTTTGCGGTTTTTAAGTCAACAATAAACTTCTTACCTTGGTTTATATGATCGGGTTTGAACTTTACATTTATTGTGCCGGCCTCGGTTTCTATTTGACCCATGTAGCCTTGTTCATCTATTCCATCTTTTAACAACATTTTGACATAGGGATGCTTCATTAACTTTTCATTCATTCCCTTAATCCTGGTTAACCAATCTTTACTTATAGACTTCCGATCACTGACCAATCGCATTTCAGATTCCATCCATTCTTTATATTGTTTTGTAGAACGGGGAGACTTAAAACCCTCGCCAATAAGAACTGAGTAAATACCGGAATCATCGAAGATGTAATACTCATCTTCAAACTTTTCTTTCTGAAGGTTGTAAAGATGATAAGCGGAACCAAATCGCATTGCTTCGGTTTCTTCAGGATCTTCCTCAGCTTCCTTCATGTGCGCCGGTGATTCCTTTAGCTTCTTCATCCCGGAAGCAGATACATAATTCTTATCTGCATGGTATTCTTCATCCGTTCCGTTGAACTTCTGAATATTGACCGATTTTATAAATGTACTTTCCATCTTAGTTTTCATTAACATCCTTCACAATCGCTTTAAGCTCTGCAATAACCTCCGGTGTCTTTAGATAGGGAATTACATCATTGTAAGTCTCTAAAAACATTATTGCACGTTCAATCGTATAGATTGATTCTTGTGTAAGGACTTGTATTGCTTTCATCTTTCTATGTCGTTTAGTATGTTTCTTATTTCAGATTCCGCTTCTCTTGCTCTTTGTTCATTTGCTCCGGCAGCATCACAAGCTTGTTGATATGCTTTTTTAAGTTCCTCGTTCTCGGATTCAAGTCCATAAATTTCACCGGCAAGTTGATAGATCAATTTATACATCTGTTCTGCCTCCCTATTCGAGATTGGCGTTGCGGAATATCTTTTTCCATCATCATGGAATAAATCAGATTCTATTTCTCTGAAGTTATCTAGTTGCCATTGCGTTTCAAATGTCATTTTTATTAGTTTTAAAATAATTTATCAATTAACTTTTCGTAAACAAATCCACGATTCTCATTAAGTTCGTCCAGTTCCTCCTCATTCATTTCAATGCCGTTCATGTCGGCTGAAACTACAAATGCATCACAGAAGTCAGGATAATCGTCCATGTCAACCTGGTCAACCTCGATATTGTCAATTTTGTCAAGTTGTAGTCTGCGGGGATAATCAACCTCATCTTGGTTCCCACTAAAAGCACCGTAACCTTCCGGTTCTCTCATCCCTGAGTTGAAACTATCTATTTCTATTGGTGTGGTAATATCTATTTTCATTAGTTCTTGCAATAAAGTTTAATCAATGGATGAATTGCATTTCCTACTAAATATTCATCATAAGCCGGCTCTTGTAAAGTGTAGATAGTTTTCACTGCCATTGTTCTATTATATTAATAACTCGTTTGTATTCAAATATTTTAGGTTCCAGATTCTTTTTATGAGTTTCATAAGTAATTGAATCAATACCACCTTCACGAAAAGCCACAAATGATTTTTGTAAAGCCTTTTCATATTTATTTAATTCATCTTTTAATAATTCAATAGGTTTCATTTGCTTCGTTTTAGATAGTTAATTTTTCTGTTGCAATACTGATATAATTTCGTTATTTGATTACCTGGAAGCAAACTGAGATACTTTGCTTTAATACGTAAAACGTCCACCTCTGTCTTGCATTCGATAATCTGACTAAGTATATTCATTGTTTTAAGATTTAATAGCCGGTAACGGGTTTGAAGTTATCGCCCCCGACCTGCTAAGGTTAGTTTAATGTTTTAACTATGTCGATTGATTTATCACATCCTTCGACTAATCTCAATAAATAACCAAAGGGTAATTTAATCATAAACATACTGCCAAGTTCTTCTGAATATGATTTTGTATAGCGGGTATCATCTGAATCACTTCCAAGTGTATCTATAATCCCCAAAGAATCATACACTCTATTTTTATTTGATTTATAATAACCAAATTTAGACAGCCATAAATAAAGGTTGAATAATTGATCAAAAGTGAAATTAAATAATTTTGTTTTCATCTTAGCAGGTTTTAATGTTCATCAAAGATAAACTGTATTTTATGCCAAAACAATGATAAAAGTCATCTTTTGGCAGATTCTTTGAAAATTACGTCTTTATACTTAGTGTTATTTTAATTTATGCTCTGGCAATCCATCCCCTCCTTCTGTCAGGTATTCAAGAATGTCATTAATACATTCAGTATATCCGTATATAAAATATTTAGCATTTTG